AACTCTCGTCAACTAAAAGGCCTAAGTGATGCATCGATGATTTTATTGGACTTTCCAAAATAGAAAAACTCAAAAATTGCAGGGGATTTTGCAGGAAAAAATACCTAGATACCTACCCCATGACAACAAAAATACCGATCTTTTTATGTAGCAGAGGGTCTCTTTTTTGTCTTTGTCGGATTTGCATGCTACATCATATAATAGGAATTTTGAAGGGTATCTGATTTTCGATGGAGCGAGTATGTAGACATCAAATTCCTACTCTACTAGTTCTTCCCCCAATACATATTATATGTTCTTTTGTTCGATACTTCTATCGCTATTTGCATTCGGTCAATGTGTGTACGATCCACTCCTGGCTTCGGTTTCGGTCAACTTGTCACAGTCGACGTATTGTTCTGCATGGCCTTGTGCAACTTGTTCTCCTTCGAATCATTTAGAAACAGTGATCGAAGAACACGGAGAAAAGTGCTTGATCGGCTACAACACCGATTATGACCGATTGTTTGTGGCATTTCGAGGATCAACGGATTTGTCGAATTGGATCGACGACATCCAAATCCGACGTATCCATCCCTACAACGATTCCGATGTCGAGGTCGAACAAGGATTCTACAAGGCCTACCACTCTTTGCAACCCGCGATCCAAGAAACACTGGTGTCATTTCGAGACCAATACCAGACCCGTCGTCTGATCATCACTGGACATTCCTTGGGGGCCGCAATGGCTTCCATAATGGCCTACGAAACACAAGAAGACTACGATGTGTGGTTAGTGACCTTCGGTTCGCCTCGTGTAGGAAATCGAGCGTTCGTCCAGAGCTTGCAGTCAATCGAGGTAATGTACCGTGTTGTGCATTACTACGACATCGTACCCCACACCCCCGAAGAAGCATTGGGCTATTTGCACCTTCCCAACGAGGTATGGTATGACGAATCCAATCAACACTATGTAACTTGTACAGACGATTTCACGCACGAAGACGACTCCTGTTCCAATAGCTGTGCCCCCATCCATTGTACAAGTACAAGTGACCATTTGAACTACATGGGTATACCCATGGGGTCATCTTCGAATGGTTTATGTTGACGAATGTAATGCTCAAATGTAAAAAATATCTACACCTCATACATATAAGCATAAGCATAAGCATAAGCATAATCATGAACAAAGGATATTACCAAATTGTATTTATTGGTATAGCATATGCTTGCTTAAGCCTCATATACGAGTACATTTATGAAAGCAATTTGCGACCCAAAAACATAACTGGTATTGTATCGGGACGTTTCGTTCATATAACGATTGTCATGTACATGTGTTTGTACTTTTATTTTTTCTACTCGTGTAAAAACCACTTACATCATTATGTATATTTAGGTATTATTTTACTAATTATGTTCAGTTGGACAATATTCAATGCATGTCTTCTTGCTCAATATGAATGGTCTTTCTATCATGGTGATGTATACAAACGTAAAAACGACAAAACCCGACACATGAACATCATTGGATATCAATATCTTGGCGCAATTATGGGTGTATCCATTTTTGGTACGCTATTTGTATTGAAAACGAACATAATATACAAAATTGCCTACCTCATTCTATTTCTCTGTCTGCTTAAAGCGAACCCGTCTGGTACATATTTTCGACCAATTACACTCAACCAATCGCTAATGAACATACGTGAAAACTATGGCAAAATTCTGCATTTCGAATAAAAAATACAATGTAATACATCGCATTTTTTGAAACATTATAACTGACTGACTTTACACAATCGGGTAAGAGGGTTGCATAGCAATGCCACAGACTCCCTTGTCGTGGGTACTGTCGGACTTGCCAATCTTCACATATCCATCTTCTCCCCAACTGGTTCCCCAGCTATTCTTCACCAACCAGTATGGCTGACTGGATTCCACGCCATACCCAACCACCAACACACCATGATCTAGACTGGTGCCACAAGCACTGCTAGTAATCACTCCACCAGTGTAGAGCTGAAATGTGCGGGTATCGGCTTCAATGGCAACCGAAACAGGTCCATTTGCCACCGCTTTCTCTAAATCAACTTCGTTCTGGGGGGTCACATCCACGCATGAGGACATGGACACCACTGGATCGCATGACTGGCATGATCCACCTTTGGCAGTGTACGCGTACGAGGCTTCTGTGCACATGCCGTTGTCGATGGCATATTGGAACGCACCGTCCATCAATCCACCGTTGCATCCGTGGTTGCCGTAGTGTAATCCAGCGGAACAATCGACCAATTGTTGCTCCGAAAGAGACACCAAGTCACCCTTGGCAATTTTCCAAGCACCTTCCATGGCACCGGTGGCACTGAACGACCAGCACGAACCACATTGTCCTTGGTTCTTCACTGGTGTGACCGCACCCTCTTTGCGCCAGTCCACCGACGAAGGGGTTTGGGTTTCGTGGTACAAATTCGCACCGTGTTCGGAAAAGGATGCACAGCCACTGCTGCCAACGATTTGTTGGTTTTGGTATTGCTGGAATTCTTCAACACTCAGATCGGCGAAAGCGGTCTCGCCAAGGGTATAGTTCCATCCAAGACGGTTTTGTGCCTCGGCGTATTCCATGTTGTCACGGAATTGGCGGAAGCGTTCTTCCATGTGTTCCATGGATTCGTAAAGCTTGTCGTGTCTCTTGACAAAGCCAAGAAACGCGGTCCAACGATCAGCATTCGCAAAAGCAGCACAAAGGGAAAGCAACAAGAAAGATCTCATCTTATATAGTTAACCATAGATATTTCTTTATGTAGGTGTCAAACATTACTTAGTGTAACCAGTGGTCGCAAACAACTCCGGTATGCCTACATTGTGTGTAGGGCAGGCAAGCGTTTTTGTATAAGAGACTTTTCGTTTGCATCTTCCCCCATTCGCCTTGGTAACAATACAATAACCTTTGTTGCGAATTTCGAACTCGGGTTCACCGTCTGTTTTGCGTAAGAACGACAATACATGTTTCTGTAGTTCGATCGGGAAATGCATTATATACAATTATTCCCTAAAAAAGCATAAAACATTTTTGTAAAAGAAGAATATAGTGAGTGAGTGAATCATGCTAAGTATCCACAAACGACGTACGCCTCCGCCTCCTAGTTCGCATCCTAGTACGCATTCTTCGACACGAACAGTTTCTACACCAAATACTTCACCGTCGTTTGGCCAAACGATGACCCAGGGATTTGCATTCGGTGCAGGCAACGCCGTCGCACACGAGACGGTTCGCCGGGTCTTGTCTTCAGGAACAAATGAAAAACAGCATCCTTGTAAAGCCATTTTAGAAGAACTCCACGAGTGTCTGGAAAAAGAGTATAATTGTGACCATATACTCGATAAATTGGCAGGTTGTTCAACACGCACCTCCTCCTAACACGCAAACACAAAGCCTTGATCTTCCAGAGGCGCTTTCAATACTGCCCAATCGTTTTTCAATGTCGTCTCCGTGGTGTATTCCAAGGTTTCTGGCAACTGGAACATTTCGTAGCTACGAGTTACTTTCGTTCGTTGTTCGGCATCGATAAACCGATGATCCTCGAGCCATTGATAAAACGACGTTTCTTCGGTTTGTTTCCGCAGTTTCTCGTCTTCGTAGAAATGGAATCGTTTGGTAGTGGTGACCATGTCCCATCCTATGTTGGTATTGTAGTCCGTTCCACACAACATCAACAGCTCTTGGAAATGATCGAGCTGTAACTCTTCTTTGATCACCTCCGTACGATAGACGAGACAATTATGATGGAACAAATTCAGTTTGCGCACGATTACGGGACATTCGTAGGCAAACATGTCCATGTCGTCACTGACACAGGCATCTGCGAATTGGTGTTTCACTAGATAGGCACAAAGTTGATCCGATTCGGCGGGTGCCTCGATGTACTGAACGTCGTAGTTGACAAAGAGTTGTTTCAACTGCTGGAGGTGTGCGTCGGTCACACGCACAAACTGTCGTTTCAGTCCCGCCATTTTCTCAATCTCTTTCCGCTTTTCGTCTTCGGTCAATTCTTGGGTATCCAAGTCGGTGACCATAGTGTTGTATTTGGCCTCTGCGTCCTTGCGCCGCTGGTACCGTTCCCACAGTACGTCGTCTTTTTCCACCGGTGGTTTTCCGTCAAACACAAATATAGGTGTGATCTGGTACTGTCGGAAAATCGCCAACATGGTCATGAAACTTTCCAAGAATGTGTCTTCCGACAAGTACTTGTAGATGTAAATGCTGGTGTCAATCACAAAGGTCTTGTGTTTGAAATGGTTGAGTGGTACGCGAGCAATGGCGTTGTGTGAACATTGCGATTGTAAGTAGGTATTTAGTTTCTTGATTCCCATCAGTCAGTCAGTCAGTCAGTCAGTATGCATGACAACCTAGGTTTTCCATACAGGATCAATTTTTTAACCGAAAAACAATCTGTAAATCAACATAAAACGATGGCACTAGGGTACACTATAATACACCTCGATACGATGTTGTCTTATTTGCGTGATAAGTTCTACCACTATTTCCTAGCCCACCCAGAAGAAGTATGCATGACGTATAAATCGCATTTGTTGTTTGCGATGCAAATGGCAGGGTTGCATCTATATGGCGCAGCTGTCTCAACCGTCCATGCATTGTTTCCAAAATTTTTCCCAAAAACCGTTACCAAATTGAATCATCAGATTGCGGCGATCCTGCGAGAAGCAGGATGCAAAGGAACTTGAAACTGAAAAATTGATGCTCGTCAATAAAATCACAACACAACAAGTATATAGACTACTTACATACTTGTTGTAATCGAAAGCATGTCCTGGACCAACAGCCTTTTCATCCCACGTATCGAATTTGCCATTACCAAAAATGCGTTGAAACACTATTTCGAAACAGAGCGTCCAACGGGCACAGTATCTCGCGTCGATTTTGTGTCGTTCAACAGCGAACAAGGGGTCGGAAGACGCGCCTTTGTACATTTCGACACCTTTACCGACCAAGCGTTGAAAGAGAAACTATTAGCAGAAGGGAAAGTGGAGACCAATATACACGGTTGCAATGTACGACTGGTGATCAATGAGAAACCTGTTCCTGAAACAAAACTAAACTTGAACCAAGTGGCACATAACACGGAATTTCTCAGTGACCAAGTGAAAACCCAACAGGCGACCATTGAAGCCTTGACGGCTCGCATTCATGTGTTGGAAACCGAGCACGAAGGATTCAAACAACATGTTGAGTATTATTTGCAGATGCTCGTCAACAGCACCATGGTTCCAGTCATGACACACATACCTCCGCCTCCCATGTATCTACCTCCAATGATGCAAATGGATCCAATGTTACAAGGAGAACCACAACCTCAACAACAACAATCATAAACTCTCCTCTGAAGCCATTATTATAGAAAGATAAAAAGAAAGAAAAAAAGATAGATAGGCAATTCATTCTTTTGGTAAATGTTTCTTAAACAAAGTCGTTTTTGTTGTCGTCACGGTCGTCGTTTTTTTTGGTAGATCCAAATCAAATGCACGAACAATCTCTTCGATTTTTTCAGGAGTCAAGCTACCAGATATAGCACCGTTTGCATTGGTATCCAAGGTCACTTGTCGTTTTGTAGGTGGAAAATAGAGCCGCATGGTGTTGTGTACACAAACTTAAAAAATTGATGTACTTGTGTTTATATACATACATAAACACAAATATTCTGTATCTCGTCGTATCGCACCAAAATCATGGACACTACCATCCGACGCAATATCCGTGTTTCGATTCCATCTGTTGATTACGATGCCGTGTGCTCGTATTACAATACCCACAAACCAGAAAGCTGGGTTCCGATTAAACGACTCCATGTGTACGAAGGAGGTTTCGGTATCGACATCCCAGACCATAAACCCCACGCCGACGATTTATTCAGTCACGATATCAATGCTAGAACCAAACAGGTAAGATGGACGCGTCGGTGGCTTTTGTCCCACATGGGATGTCCACAATTGAGCAGCGCAGAAACCCAATTATTGTACGAGGCATTGGTCTCTGTGTATGGAACCGATAAGATCTTTCTTGAACAATTTACAATGTTGTAAAACCAAAAATCGAATCGATAACCACAACACCAGCGAAAAAACAACAAAATCAATACTCCAATATACTCATGCGCAAGGTCGTCAGCTCGTACGGTCTTTTGAAAGGATACAATTTATGTTGTTGCAAATACCAATCTTCCATTGCTTTTACCCCATGATGTAGTTTCGTAGAATTCATATGACCTTTGATTAACATTAAGTAACGCATAAACTCTTTTTCATCGTGGGGAAACTTCAAGCTTTTCCACGAAGCAATCAGATCCAGTGTTTCCACAAAATGCGTCATCAAAATACCTTTCAGTACGTAATACGAAAACACTTGCGTCTTCTCCGTATAGGCCATTGTTTTTTCCGATCCTGTTAAAAAGTCGCGGTACGCGATGCCTTGGTGTCGCAAGATTTTCACACACTGCATGATGGTAAATACAGATTCGTATGTAAGACATGTGTGGACGTTCTTCACAATCTCGTTGTGGATATCGTGGGCAAATCGTTTCCCTTTGGAACGCGTGAAGTAACTGTAAAATACACAGTTCAGGAACTCAGCGCAGAATTCACAATACGATTCGTTGAAACGCATCTCTTCGACGGTAATGTGGAACCATTGGCGCAGCATATCTTCCCCCGTTTGGATCACCGATGCGTCTAACCCCAAGAAATCCAGACCCAGGTTGTGGAACGTTTCGTGGATCAACACTTTGAACCATTCTTCTTTTCGAAACACGTTGATGTGGGTTGTTTTCTGACACCCGGTGGTAAAGGCAGTGTTCACATGGATGCGATCAATGGCTTCTTCCGTTTGAGCAGGAAGTTCTTTCACAAGAGGAGTCAAATACAAATGGACGTTTACTTGTTGCGAGCAAGTGCTCGACGTAAATCCGTCGACCAAAGAGAACCATAGAAATACTTTATGTATAATGACGCGCAAACGTTTTTCTGCGTCGGTCGTATTTTCCATGACAATGTTGAGAGTGACGGCACGTGAAGGAAAGGTCATGGTGTAGGTGTTCTTCAACGATTCACCGGTTTCAATTACATCACAAATGGCCGATGGAATGTAGGAAAACCCATCTGATTTCGGGACATCGGTTTGAATGACCCGCGACTGCATGATGGTCCCTTTTTGCTGCATCCAGGCGCGCTGTGTCTGGTCGAGTTTTTCCAACAAGGATTCAATGAAGGCTTCCGTCTTACCAGTAAAGGGCTTGTTGTGCAGTTTTAAGAACTTCTCTAAAAAGGGCATTTTATTGATGATATGCACCAATCGGATACTTTTGGATAACATAGAACCCGTTTTGTATGTTATACTAGGTGGAGAGAACAAAAGGAGAGGAGTTATGCAACATTGTATGTGCGAATGTCGTAGCGGCATACAGGACAATGGGTGTTGCGGACGAACCAGCTCCGAAGCGCGGTTTCTTTGAACACGTGATGACAATGTCTGATCTCACACAAGAGTTCACCGTGTTGGAAATCCTCTAAAGTAATGGGACAGGTCATCGAGCTTACGCGGGACACGGTCTCGCTGTTGAATACAAACGGTTCCGTTGCCAAGGTGTATTGTTCCAATGTAGGAACGGCGGGTACGTCGTCGTTACGAAGACCTTGAAATTCGAACATGAGTTGATGGGTAGCTGGAAAGGGACGTTGAAACAAGGCGTTCGGCAGTGTTGATGGAAGTGACGATGGTCGTCGATGAACGGTGCGGGTGCGTATGGGACACAGGGTACGAATGATAGACGACATGTTTTGTTGGTACAATCGCATGTTTTCGTGGTATTCACTGGCAAATGTGTACATTTGTGTCCGACTCAAAGGATCGTTGTCCGTCCGACTCAAAGGATCGTTGTCCGTCCGACTCAAAGGATCGTTGTCCGTCCGACTCAAAGGATCGTTGTCCGATTGCACCCTATGCCCAGTATTCACCAAGGATGGTATAGAAACTGGAGGTTGCGTCGGAACGGGCGTTTCGTTTGCCACTTCCTCTACCGGCGATGCAGCCGTCTCCGACAAATCAATCGTTTCCACCGCGTTGGACGAAAGGTCAGTCCCAATGTGTGGAACAGGGGGTGGCATTGTAGCAGAGATGGATGGATTGCCCAGATTTACATTCCTAAATACACTCGACCAGTTTTGATTGTTATTCAAGTTTTGCACAATACCAGGAATGCTGTCTTGTACACTGTAAATGGCTTCTTCCAATAGTTGCTCAAGCTGTTGTTCGTTCATACGTTTACTTTAAGGAACCACAAAAAACTTACAAAACGAACCAATTAAACGTAGTGCCATACTAAGGATAACATGGATTACGTCCCCAAAGGAATTGGAAATCTAGGAAACACATGTTACATGAATGTGATGTTGCAAATATTGTCACAATGTCCCGAGCTAAACAAGCGTATGACAGATACCACAAACGTAAATGAGACTATCATGGAATACGGCATTCATCAAAATTGGAAAGACATTTGCAAACTGTTGCACCACGAAAATACGAAAGGTAGGGTTGTCCCTCGTGGTTTCCTCCAATGGTTCTACAAAGTCGCTAAACACCGTAACAACGATATCTTCGAAAGTTATTACCAGTGTGATGCGGTCGAGTTTCTGCAGTTCTTCATAGACTGTTTGCACGAAACGTTTAAGCGTTCCATCGACATAACCATAGAAGGAGATGTTGAAAACGACGTGGACAAAATAGCATTGCACTGTTACAAATACGTGCAACAATGTTACAAAGACGACTATTCTGAAATCAGAGATCTGTTTTATGGGATCATGGTGTCGACCATTGTGTCGCAACAGGACCAATCCATTCACAGTGTAACCCCTGATATTTATTTTACTTTAGACTTGCCGATCGCCATGGGAGAAGAGGCTGTGTATACCGATCTATATGATTGTTTAGATGCATTTGTGAAGCCGGAAGTGATGGAAGGTGAGAATGCATGGTACAACGACAAAACCCAACAGATGGAAGATGTCACCAAAGAGATCCAGTTTTGGAACTTTCCGAAAATACTGATCGTATCGTTGAAACGATATTCGATGGATGGAAGCAGCAAATGTACACACAAAGTATCGTTTCCACTGGAATTGGATTTGGTCAAATATTCAATGGGGTATCATAGGAACGAGAATGTATTTGAGTTGTTTGGTGTGGGCAATCACTTCGGCAATTTGCAACGAGGCCATTACACGAACTTTGTGAAGTCGATGAATGGAAAATGGTATTATTGTGATGATGAAAGTGTTCATGAATTGACAAGTACGAATGTGATTGAAACAGAACACGCGTATTGCTTATTTTATCGCAAAAAAAATAATCCTGTATAATATAATGTTTCATTTAGCTAAGAAAGAAAAGTTTACGACAGCAGGAGCAACAAGTACCTCGGCTACCACAACAAGTACCTCGGCTACCACAACAAGTACCTCGGCTACCACAACAGGTACACCAGCTACCACAACAAGTACACCAGCTACCACAACAAGTACGACAACAGCAGCAGCAAGTACACCAGCTACCACAACATCAACTACAACCAATGCCGAAGAGTCGGAACCCGAAGAAGAAGAAGAGTCAGAACCCGAAGAAAAAGAAAAAGCAGAAACAAAAACCACCATCACAGAAGAGGACGTGCTTCCAATTGCGGTACGAATCTTCAACGAATCTCATGTGGTCCATTTGCTATGGTTTGTGTTGCTGTACATCATCGTATATGTTTTCTTCGGCGAATTCTTGAAACGATCCGGTGACACGGCCGCCGATGTGACCATGAGTCGCACATTTGATTATTTGGCGCTGTTTTGGGGGATTGCGTTTACCGTGTATCTGTATTACGATTCTAACGAAGAAACCAAAGCCAACCTCTTCGAAGCACTGATGGACTGGACCATCAATTTCTACGACGACCCTTTAAGTATTTTCTCCGTGTCCCTCTTCATGATCGCCTTTTATGCAATTGTCATGTTGATGCGGGTCCCCATGGGAAGCGGTTTAAAACCGTACACCGTAGAACTGATTGAATCGAAAGGATGGATTTTGATAGCGACATTATTGATCTGTTACTTTTTCAAATACGTATTGAAGATCAATTTGATGGACATCTTCCGGGATCCCAAAGTCTCTCAACTGTGGAAGTCGACCTTGTCGGATTCTCCGGTCGGCGAAGAAGACGAAGAGAAAACAACGGACGCTACCGCAGACGAAGCAAAAGACCCTGTCAACCCGGTCACCAAAAAAGAGGTATTCAATGTGTCCAATAGTAACTTCAATTACCGCGAAGCCCAAGCGGTCTGCAAAGCCTACAATGCCCGCCTGGCAACCTATGACGAGATCGAGGATAGCTACAAAGACGGTGGAGAATGGTGTAACTACGGTTGGTCCGCTGATCAAATGGCGTTCTTCCCCACCCAGAAAGGCACCTGGGAAAAACTCCAACAATCGGATCCTCGCTTGAAGAACCGGTGCGGTCGACCGGGTGTCAACGGTGGCCACATTCCTAACCCTCGTATGAAATTCGGGGCCAATTGTTACGGTGTGAAACCAGCCGCCAGTGCATTGGAACTTGCGCAAATGAAAACAAGTTTGGAAAGCAATGTGCCCAAAACACCCGAAGAGAACCTGCTTGACAAAAAAGCGGAATATTACCGTCAAAATGCAGACAAGCTGAAACTCAATAGCTTTAATAGAGACAAATGGTCGTATTATTAAAGTTATGATACAAAAAAACAATACGATCGTGTGTATCACATATGATACGAATGAAACACATACGAAAACGAAGTGACAAATGTTTCGATCGGTTTGGGTTCAAAATTGAATGGATTCCCCGAACAATCTTTGGCTTCCAACGTTTTGTAGATCTTTCTTCCAAACTTTGGATTTTTCTTGACAAACAACTTTAAATGTAACGACAACAAATCTTCGTAATATTCTGCTTGTGTACAGTCGATGTTTCCATATTGGATCAAATAATACAAGTAGACATAAGGTCGGAACGCTTTGGTCAACGCTGCAACCGGAAAGTCGGAAGAAAGATTCACTTTTCGATGCAAGTCAAACTCTCGTAACATGTACACAATGGTCAACATCATGCGCCGCGAATCATCTGGTTCTGACAACACGAAATTTTTAATGGCCATCTTCCGCAACGCAGTGTCGTGTAACATCCCCAATACATTCAAATCGAATTTACACTTGCAAAAGAATTCGAAATACGGAGGGATTTTCATACGTGAATGGCGCAAATGGAAATACAAGTTGTACAAGTCGGTGCATGTCAGTTCTTTTTTGGTGTATGGATTGATGGGTGGTTCGGACATGATTTCAAAGCTACCGGGGTCGTACAAGATGACTTTACTCTCGATCGTCTTCAACAAATCACTGACACGGAAGTAATATTTCACATTGTTTTGGAAGAGAATGAAGTTGTATGGTTTGCGGATGTCAATGGGATTGAAATACAAGTCTTGGTCAATGGGCACAATGGCGCGGTTCCATTTCCATCGATACGCGAACCGCGACAATCTGAAATATACTTTTTGTAATCTGCCAAATTCTTCCAAGAAAGCGTTTTTGTTTGATTCCCCGATAAAGGTGTTCGAAAGGACTGTGTTTTTCAACGCGGTATACTTATGCGAGACATTGAGTACGATTGCGCGTCGTGGAAACATAATCACATTTTGAAACGAATCAATGTATTTGTAGAACAACATATTCCACAAAATCGCGTTCAAGTCTTTGCGATTGCGACTTGTAAACGAAAGTTTGGATACACTCGCAGGCGTATCGTATATATGTCCTTCCAAATAATCGTATATACTTTTGTGGTCCTCATGTATACTTAACAATAGCAAAATAAAAAAAGTATTCATAATTACGGAAACGGTTTTCTAGTGTTTATATAATTATCTGTCAATAATATAAACAGAAACTAGGTGGGTACCCCATATGCAAGACGAAACACAGTTTTCCATTGAGACCGAAGAGGTCACGCTCAGTCCTCTGCTGATCGATAACACCATACGATGTATTACCGATTTATACGAAAAATATTCCGACGACTTGTACATGGTGTCGAAAATACACCATTACGTCAGTCAACAATTGCCGGTGTTGTTGGCAAACTTGGAAGAAACCCGCCAACGCAGCGCCGAACGCACCCATGAACTCACGGTGGAACAAGAACGTTTCATGAGTACGTTTCTCCACGAACACCGCTATTTCTACGTACCTTCTAACGAGAAGTTCTTCCAATACGACGGTCATCACTACAGCGAAACTTCGGAAAACCACATCCTCCATCACATCGTCACCAGCATCAGTCGCGAGCGCAATGTTTTGATGAACTGGAAACACAAGACCAAGGTGTCGACACTGAAGAAAATCAAGGACCAAAACATCACGCGGTCCATCCCGGAGTCAGAAACCATACAACGTGTGTTGCAGTTGTTTTATCCCTTGGTGTTTTCTTCGAAGAAAGAAGCGAAATATTTCTTGACGATCTTGGGCGACAATGTCATGAAGAAACACACGTCGCTGTTGCATTTCATTCATCCGCGGGCGAAGTTGTTTCTGCGGAATTTGAACAATGCTTCCATCATGTATTTCAACACCCAGTGTGTCCAAACCTTCAAATACAAGTGCCATGAGAAACACTACGAGATGGACAACCAAGACTGTCGCATAGTGCCCTTAGGGGACAGTTTCGACAAAGAAACCGTGTGGGAGATCATGGAACCTCATGTACTTGATATTTTATGTGTGGCGTGTCATTATTCGACCCGGTATTCGTGTTCGGATGATTTTGTTCGGATTTACAACACTGATGAATTGTTGACCCAATACATCTTCAAGATCTACAACACTGGTCCAGAGAAGATGCTCGACGAATTTGCGAAAGAATACTTGTATGTGATGGGAGAAGATACCGCCACCACCGTGAGCAGTTCTTCACCGATGGACCAGTACATCTTGCAATGTTGCCCACAACCCACCGGCGATATGTCGCAACGACTGAGTTGGATGAGTATGTTTTATTTGTGGAAAGACTACTTGCGGATTCACAAGTACCCCTTGAATCTGTACCAACCGTTGTGCAAGTCGATATTGTGTGACAAAATCTTTCCTTCGTATTTCTTGAAAGACGAAGACATGTTTGCGGGCATTGGTAGCAGCAAGATGCCCGTGATCCACCGTTTCTTGAAGTTTTGGGAATCGACCATAGTGGATGACGAAGAAAACGAAGAATTGGAAATCGACGAGATTGTGGTGCTGTTTCGTAGCTGGCTGTCGAAGAAATACGTCAACAAAATCGAGAAACAAAACTTACAAGAGGAAGAAATCTTGAACATTTTGCGCTATTATTACCCCGACTTGGACATTGAAGGCGACAAGTTCGTGTATCGCATCCGCTGTACCCTGTGGGACAAAAACATCGACATTGAAGCCGCTTTGTCTGTCTTCAAAGAACAAGCACGGGACGAAGGACAAACCGCGGTATCGGTGTATGATGCCTACCAATACTACAGTCGATTTTACCAGACCTCGCGACACGACAAACTGGTTGTGGGAAAATCGTATTTTGAGAAATACATGACGAAACAATACGGTGCGCATTTGTCGGAATCAGGGATCATTGAATTGTCGGGGATGAATTCTCCAGCGTGATTGTATTGTATTGACTGGTTTATATGTATCACGTAAAAAATTGATCGATTTTGCAGAAAAGTGACAAGGATGCATTCTAACAGTCGAAAGACAACAACAACAACAACAACAACAACAACAACAACAACAACAACAACAACAACAACAACAAACTATGAATGCAAATAGAGCTGGTATGTTATGGAGTCCACCGTTTGAGAAAGCAAACATAGGGGATCAAAAACGTATCTGTTCTCGCCCAGGTAAGATCTATCGTAATCAAGTATTTGTTTCGGATGAAGTGGTGCGTTCAATTGTGTACATTAACAAACTGTCTCTTCCAGACGAATTGATTGACCTCATCAAAGACTACGTGTACTACACGAGTGACTTCATTTGGTATCGTCACAATTTGAATTTTGTGTTGTCGGATTTCAACCAGATAACGATTAAACGTTCGGTAATGGTAGGAAATGACGACAATGAAGAGTGGGAATGGAACATTAAAATCAGAGAAGAAGATGCTAGCGAAAACACATGTGACTTTCTCATATGTGCAAAGTGTGGTGAATATTCATCTGATCGTTTCTACACAGAGGAATACAAGAACATGGTCTGTCAATGTACGGATCATATTGTTTATCAAATTCAAGATAACATACAAACCTTCAATGCGTTCGATATTCACGACGACAAATGTACGTCTTGTTTCAATGGAGATCGCACTGTTTATTTTACAAATGACGACAGTGATGTCATGTGTAGAGAGTGCATGTAGATTTCTAGCCATTCGATATGATTTCATTAACAAATTAAGAAAACGAAAACGAAAAAAGGAAAAAGGAGCCCCTCGCCCTTTTTTATGCGACTTTTTTTATTACAACAAGCATTGAATTGTTATCATAAAAAATAAATTTATTTGGGAGATCGAGATCTGGAGCGAGATTTGCTGGGTGTGATCTTGACGGCTCCGAACTTGCCTTTCTTGGCAGTGTAGCCGTGCTTCTTCAAGCGGTTCTCCTTCTTAGCGGTTTGGTGCTTGCTCTTCGAGACAATGCGGTTCCACTTGTTCATCATAAGATCACCCTTGACCAATCCACCGGTGGTCTTGTATGCATTTCCGTTGAACACTTGGGCACGACTGCCTTTCAAGTGTGGGTAACGTTTTCCTTTGACATGGTAGTATCCATCGTTTTGGCGCGTTGGCTTTTTCATCACAATATACATTAGGTCTACAAAAAAATTCAACGTACGTCTGTTTGAAATTAAGGAACATTGGTCAATGAATGTGTGTAAGGATTCTTCTTAAATGCGTCTAAAATTTCCGGCGAGTTTCGGTCCATATGGATGTTGGAATACAACTGGTGTTTGTCGCGGTTTTCGCCCATCATCGACGTGGAGTGGAATTGTGTCGGACCGGTCGTTTTTGCTAAAGCCCGTTCGTTCTTGATTTCGCCCTGGCGGTTGCGCATGGTAATGTCTGCGTTCATCAAACTCATGTTGCCTTGCACCATGTGTCCCTTGATGGTAGACGACTTGATGTCGTTGTTGCGTTGACGGTATTCCGCGTCGTAGGGGCGAATCGCTTTGGTACGGTCGGAAGCCGCTGCGTTACCCGCGTAAAAGAAATCAGTGGTGGTGTCGCGTTGGTTGTGGATCGGTTGGTGTTGAGTCACATTGTAGGCACCACCCCTCTGGTTTGCGTTCACACCTGAGACAAAGTTATTCTGTTCGGTGGTCTCGCGAATCGTAGGCGCAGGACGGTCAGCGGGGTTGAAAATGTACGTCTGGGCAATTTGGCTCTGAGGATTCTGGTAGGGTCTCAATGTACCAATGGCGTTCTGTCGACGCGACGGACGCAGTTCGTCTAACAAAGGAGCCACCACAGCACCAATGGCTCCACTGAACGCACCGAAGTACGTTTCTTCTTCAGCGGCAGACGACCGGTTGTTGGGGTACGCCATCTTGCTTTCGATGCTGTAGTCCCCACTGGTGGCTTCTTTCTTTCCCGCATTGGCCACTCCCAAAGGAACTGGTCCTAAATCCATGTGCTTCGATTCCATGTATTCTCCGGTGTTGTACGTCTGCTCGTTGTGGGCACCCGCCACACCGGTATATGAGGTCGTAGTTTCAGGACGGTTGGTGTAGCGGTCGATCGGGATGGCTTTCATGGCCGGTTTCTTTTCCACACCGGTCGTCGTGAAATAACGTTCGGGCCCCATGTCAAACGTGCGTTCGACGCGGTTCTTCTCGAACTTTCCAATGGCATCTGAGGTCGCGATGGTCTTGATGGCACTGTTGGCCGGACCTTCGTGTCCCAGCATACCAATGCCTCCGGCTTTGCGGTTCGAGTCTACACGCAATTCGTCCACTGTTTTCGGCTGCCACATCTCCCGCATGGCCATACCAGAATTGAAGCCACCACTGCCTTCGGTCCCATACCCCATACCCAGTCCAGGCGCGACTTGTTCTTCTTGAAACGGCTTCACGTTCGCCATCCGCATACTCGGATTCACACGCGATTGGTAGAAATCGTTTTCGTTCGGTGCCCCATAGGCGTGGTGGTAGTTGTCGCCCGGTGAAAACAACGGGGACGTTTCTTGTTTGGTGATGTATTGAGACCCTGATCCCGAATAAGAATCCATCATACCTTCATTCGCATTGGCGTTCAAGATATTGGTGCGGCGTTTGGCTCCAAAGAAAGGGGTCATGTTGTTGTGGTCGAAGTAATCCGCGTTCACTTTTTCACCGGTCATGGAATAATAAGGGGTCGATGCACTCGATTGTGGGGTCATCTTTTCCGGGAAGTATTTGTCGGTATACGCACCGTTGGAACTGTATTTGTTGACAGTGGACAATTTGGAGGTTTCTTCGGTATCGGTGGAAACACCCAGGTCTTCCGGAGGAAAGTTCTTATCAGGTATGTTTGTGTTGGGCAAATAATTTCCAAACGATTCATATGTGTTCATTTCTCCATTGCTTCGTTGTTTTTGTTTACGATCGGATTGACTCATTTTATACAAACCATATAAGGCAACACCAGGAACCAGTACTTCCATTACGTAAATATATAGTATATTGTAAGATATATATATTTACGAATTCCCGCCTAAACACATAGATTGACCCGTCAAGTAAAAGTCGTTTTGTCCACGTACCACCGGAATCGATGGTGTAAAGTGGTCTTTTTCTAAAATGCGGGTTTGGACGTTTTCGCGGAAAGGCTTCTCCAAATTCGCCTGTGGATCCAACAAGGGTTGTTCCCATTTGGGTTGTTCTAAATCCCGGTACATCCACGCGGGGTGGGTAGCACGCGATTCTTCCACAAACGGCTGCGCAGATTGGTATGCACGAGGATACATGGGGGTTGCGTGATTCTTGTAATTGTTTTCTTGGACCAGATCGTGGTTCAAGGGGCGATTCAATCCACGCAATTCGCTTTCAAAATCGGTGGTGTTGTTGTATAAATTCGCTCCCCAGCGTTGCAACCGTACGTTCGGATCTTCGAAAAACGGCATCTCTGTTCCAGGTCCTGGACGATTCAATTGATATCTTCCTAAAAAGGTTGATTCTTCTAATTGTTTCTGTATGCGGGCTGGATCGTCGTGAAATCGTGTAAAGGACATCTTCTATACTTACACCAGATATTCTGTTTCGCAGGGAAACATATCTTCGGCGAAAAACAACATAAACAACAACGGCTTATAAGAAACAATTAACCCGACATGAGTTTACCCACTTTGGACCCCCATGCCCCCGTGCCTAAATTGTGTTTGAACATGATTGTGAAAAACGAATCGAAAATCATCAAACGCCTCTTGTCAACGGTGTCCGATTTAATCGATTGTTATTGCATTTGTGACACCGGCAGTACCGACAACACCATTGAACTCATCGAGGAATTCTTCCAAGAAAAAGGCATTCCTGGAAAAGTGATCGAAGAACCTTTCCAAGATTTCGGCTACAACCGGTCATACGCCCTGAAAGCCTGTGAATCGATGGATGCGGATTACGTTTTGTTGCTGGACGCGGACATGGTCTTTTGGCGCAACACGAGCATTTCTCCCGATAACTTCAAGCGCTACTTGAACCACTTCGATTTGTTTTACATCTTCCAAGGCACCGAAGCCTTCTACTACAAAAACACCCGCATTGTGAAAAACAAGATGGGCTTCTCGTACTGGGGTGTGACGCACGAGTATGTCAACAGTCCGCCCAACGCCCGCAGTGGACAGCTCGACAAGGACGTGTGTTTCATCAAAGACATCGGGGACGGTGGTTCCAAAGCGAACAAGTTCAAGCGTGATGTGGCGTTGCTTAAAAAGGGGCTCGAACAAGAACCAAACAACGATCGGTATACGTTTTACTTGGCAAACAGTTTGAAAGATTCGGGACAGAAACAAGAAGCCATTGAGACCTACAAAAAGCGCATTGAATTGGGTGGCTGGATCGAAGAAGTCTGGCACAGCTACTACACGATGGGCAAATGCCACCAAGAAATGGGCAACATGGACAGTGCGATTTGCGCCTGGATGGAAGCCTATGATGCGTTTCCCAACCGCATTGAAAACTTACACGAGATCATACAGTATTACCGTGTGATCGGAAAACACAAACTCGCCCAACGGTTCTACGAAATGGCCCACCAAAGCCGCACCGACCATCCGGAACGCGACTATTTGTTTATGCAAAAGGACGTGTATGACTACAAACTCGACTACGAGATGACCATTTTTGGGTATTATTACAACCCGAAAGAGGTCGATCTTGCAAAACTGTCGATGAACGTCATTGCGTACCCACACGTCGACGACGGCATTGCTCGCAACATCCTGAGCAACTACAAATTCTATTCTTCCTCGTTGGTGCCCAAAGACAACCAGTCGTGGATGCGCGACGGTCTAGGAGACGTGTTGTCGAAGATCGGGAGTTTGTTGGAGATTCCTTCCGCGAAATATCCTCATTTTGTATCGAGCACCCCCACTTTTGTGGCCCATCCCACCGATGCGAATCGCATGTACGTGATGGTTCGCTTCGTGAATTACCACATCAACGACGAGGGTGGATACGAGAACCACGAGTACATTGAAACGAAGAACGTCATGACCGAGATTGAACGGGACGCACAGACCAACGCATGGAAAGTCGTGAAAGAAAGTTTCTTGGACTACGACAGTTCGTTTGACAACCGGTATGTAGGACTGGAAGACGTACGCATGATGGTACACGGCGGCAAAATTTTCTACAATGCCAACCGCGGTCTTCCCGACGGACGCATGGCGATCGAACACGGCCAAATCCATCTGTCCAAATTCAAAACCGAAGAGGTGGCCCATCTGGAGTTCCCGGTGACCCGCCAGATCGAGAAAAATTGGGTCATGTTCACGGATGGTGATGATCTGCGTATGGTCTACAACTGGCACCCAATGATCCTTGGCAAAATCGAACGCAAGACGAAATTCGTACAAACCCAGTCGATTGAAACCCCGTACTTTTTCAAACATGTCCGTGGGTCGACGAACGGAGTCCGTATTGGTGACGAGGTGTGGTTTATGTGTCACGTAGTGTCGTACGAAGACCGACGCTACTATTATCACATTATGGTGATGTTGAATACTAAGACCCATACCATTCGCTACACGAAGATGTTCACGTTTGGCAAAGAAAAAGTCGAATATACTTTAGGCATGATCTATCGCGAAGAACCCGACGAATTGTGGATCGGATACAGCGTCATGGACAAAGAAACCAAGTACATCAGTGTCGATACTGGTGTGATCCGGTCGCTGATCATGCGTTCGTAATCCTTGCGTTTAAAACAACATTTCTTAAGATTTTGAATTAATATTAAGAAAACAAATATGGAAAATTTGGAAGGTATTTTAGTCACCGGTGGATGTGGTTTTATTGGATCTAACTTCATCAATTATTATTTCGAGCGCAACCCCAATGCGTTTATTGTGAATTTGGATGCCATGTATTATTGTGCAAAAGAATCCAATGTGTCTGACATGGTACGGAATTCCAATCGCTATTCGTTTGTCAAGGGCAACATATGCGACGGTGATCTCGTGTTGCATTTACTGAGTGCCTATTGCATCGATACTGTAGTACACTTTGCTGCTCAATCGCACGTAGACGATTCGTTCACCGATTCGGGGAAATACGTCCAGGACAACATTGTGGGCACCCATACGTTGTTGGAGGGGTGTCGCAAATACGGGAAGATCAGTCGTTTCATTCATATATCCACCGACGAGGTGTATGGCGAATCTTTGTTAGGGGAATCCGAACCTTTGAAAAACGAACAAGCCGTATTGTGTCCGACCAATCCCTATGCGGCTACCAAGGCGAGTGCTGAATTGATTGCTTCTTCGTACTTCCATTCGTTCAAGCTGCCTATTATCATTACGCGAGGCAACAATGTGTACGGTCCGAACCAATACCCTGAGAAACTGATTCCGAAATTCATCAAATTGCTGAAAGAAAACAAACCAGTTACCATCCAAGGCGACGGTTCGAATGTCCGTGGATTCTTACATGTGAACGACGTGACTTCAGCCATTGAATGTATCTTGCACCGGGGGAAAATCGGGGAAATTTACAACATTGGTAGTAACCCAGAAGACGAATACAGTGTAAAAAACATCGCCATTGGGCTGATTATGATGATGAAACAAGGGGTCGATCGAAACACAGCCAACGAGTGGATCACCTACATCGAAGACCGACCCTTCAACGACAGCCGGTATTTCATAAGCAACGAAAAAGTCAAACAATTGGGGTGGAAAATCAAAGTGCCTTTCATGGAAGGACTCAAGCAACTTATCGACAGTTGGTCTTAGGTCTTAGGTCTTAGGTCTTAGGTCTTAGACCTCATACAACGGTTGGTCTTTACACGAACCATATGTTTTGCGGTGAAATTGGGTCACGCCATGTGTGCGAATGGCTTCCAAATGCTTTTTGGTACCATAGCCCATGTGCGAATCGATCCCGTATACCTCGCTCAACTTCGGGTGTGTGTCGCACAAGGCCAAGATGTAGTCGTCTCGTGCAACCTTGGCCAAGATCGAGGCCGCTGCAATGGCGGCATAGGTGTGGTCCCCGCCAACAAACGTATCGTGCGGGATGGTTTCCAAGGTGTTGGTGGTTTCGTTAAATCGTGAATAAGGTGTGAAATCGTTTCCATCCACCATCAAGAAGTATTTGTGTTTGTAGTTGCCGTTGTAAGAAACGGTTTCCAAGTGGTCGATGTTTTGTTTGGCACATTCGCGCATGCTTTTCAACACCGCTTGCCGGATGTTGATTTTGTCAATTACGTCAGGTTCTACATAATGGATGTAGTACGAGACTGCGTGTGTTTTGATGTATTTGGCTACATCGCGTATTTTTGTTTTTGAGGTGAATTTTTTGCTGTCTTTGATATCGGTCAGGTCAAACGAACCATCTTTAGGTAATACAACCCCTGCAACATACAACCGCCCAAACATTGGACCTCTTCCGGCTTCGTCAATGCCAATCTCGTAGGCATAATCGTCGCTAAACGACAGATTCAACAACGGCTTTTCTTTAGAAGCTTTTTTCTTTGGCTTCTTGGGCAAAGGAGCCGGTTGTGGTTCGTTGGACGGATCCAATGCAGGCGTGGTGTTTCCCCACAAGGATGATAGATCGACATTGGTAGTGGTAGTGGTCATGATACGTTTTCTATATGCTTTGTTTTTATATCGAAAAAGAATTTGCTTCAATTTTTCAAAAAATTTTTCGCATAGTAGTACATATACACAAGGGGAACATGACCAATATTAAACTCAATGGGTTAACGATATTTCTATTATTGCTGGCGGTGATTGTGTTCGCCATGGTCTTCAAAAGTTCATGGGACGCAATGTTGCAAACCAAAGAAGGATTCACCAGTAGCGTTTCGGCCGAAACAGGAGTCTTGACAGACAATTCTATCTTCCAAAAAGTGCTTACTGGTACCAATGCTGATTTGTATTTTTATCTTCCCAACAAAAGTTTGGTGGAAGTGACAAGAGATGGCACTAATGGCAGTGAAACCCGTGTGGTGGTTGGACGGAATGGTGTAGTAAAGGGCACAGAGACCACAACTGAGTCGTTCACAACTGCATCACAGGCGTTTGTTCTCAAAGTGGAAGATGCATTGGTTCTGTACGTTCCTTACGAAGACGCAACATTCATTCATGTGATTGACGGTACCCAAAAACAAAATCGTGTGAGTCAATACTACAATGGCAGTTCGAAATCCCAAAAGACCTACAGTGGCACCACGATTGTGACCAAAGACAGTATTTCGGTAGATGATCTTGATTTTGATATGTTGAATTATTCTGACCAGGACAACAGCAACGCCTTTCAAACATCCGTTTTTATAATCGCAGGTCCCATTTATGTGGTAGCAATGAAACATTTAGATGCTGAAGTGTTGGTTGCGTTTTCAGAGAAGACTGATGCACAACCAAGTGGTTACAACATTGAGGTAGAAAAGCAACGAAGTACCGAGAGTAGTGACGGTGGAAGTGGTGATTCGTTGAAGATCAAGTTCGGTGACTACGAGATCGATTTGCCTCAGAAAACAGCAGAAGACCTTGCGGAGAGTTTAGGCAAACGTCTCGGGGGTGCTTTGTTTATGAACAAAGACGATTACAACAACGAGACCATTTACAAGACACAAGTGATACCTGGGTTCGGTTATGATCACTACGCCTACGACAATTACGGAAGACTCCGAGGCGGTCGTGGTTACGGTGGGTATTACGATTCCGATGTCTACAACGAACGTAGAGACGGTCCTCGTGATGAAAACGGTAATTTATTAAGCGACTTCGGAGAGGGAACTGCTAATTTGTTACGCGACGGAGTGAAAAGTGGTGCCGATCTCGCCCGCGAAACCGCTGAAGGAACGATCGGTTTGGCCAAAGACACCGTGGGAGAAACGGTTGGACTGGCCAAAGACACCGTGGGAGAAACGGTTGGACTGGCCAAAGAGACCGTGGGAGAAACGGTTGGACTGGCCAAAGACACCGTGGGTGACGCAACCGGATTGGTAAAAGACACCGTGTCCGGTACCAAGGACATTGCCTACGATGCGGTGGGAGGCGCAACGAATTTGGCAAGCGGCGCAGCCAGTGGTGCGGTGGACGCGGCCGGCAATACCCTCAGTGGCACGGGTGATTTCATCCAAAGTTCGGCATCCGGTATTGGTCAATTTGCAAAGGACGCGGCCGGAGGTGTGGTTGGTCTTGGAAAAGACGTGGTTGGTGGTACTGTGGGTCTTGGTCGGGAAATCGTGGGTGGTGTGGCATCCATGGGACAAAACAGAGGCCAAGGGGGTGGCTATGCAGGAGGCCAAGGCGGCTCGCACATGGGTGGCTACCAGAACTCCTATGCTGGCCCGAACATGCGGCCTACACACGGAATGGATCCGTATTCTTACAACGGCGCGGTGCCCCCACGCCCGAGCTGCAATTTCATTGCACGAACCGCTGATTTCAGTGCTTTCGGACGTTAATTCGTTATTTATTGAAAAACATATTATACATTTCTTATAATACGTTCCTATGGCAGACTTACCTTTGAATGAATTGTTTGAACGCAAATATATAATCCAACAAATCACCCAAATCTTAAAAGAATTCGAAACCACATCCCAAACCAACATGAAAAAAGGCATCTACATCCATGGTTCGCCAGGAAGCGGGAAAACGCATTTTGTGTCGAAATTGTTGAAGTCTTTGGATTACGATGTGATCATGTACGACGCTGGTGATGTGCGCAACAAATCGTTGTTCCAAAACATCGATAGCAATCACATTTCCAATTACAACGTACTCGACTTGATGCGCCAAAAAAAACGGAAGATCGCGATTGTGATGGACGAAATTGACGGCATGAACAACGGTGACAAAGGTGGTATCGATGCATTGATCAAACTCATTCGCCAAAAGAAAACGAAAAAACAGAAATCGGAAAACACGACATTGAACCCCATCATCTGTATCGGTAACAACGAAACCGACAAGAAAATCCGCGAGTTGATGAAAGCGTGTCATACCTTTGAAATCCAGACCCCTACTGACCTGCAAATGCACAATGTGTTGTTGCAGAGCTTGCCACCGTACGCGGACTTCGATGCTTCGTTCCAAGAGGACGTGTTGCATTACATTCAAGGCGATTTGCGGAAACTGTTCTTCCTGTGCAACATCTGGAAAAAGAAACCCGACCTGTTGACCCGTCATGTGATCCAAAACATCTTCCACGTGAAAATCTTCAACAAAGACGCGAAGAAAAACACCTGGAAACTGCTACACGACAAAGTACCCATGAAAGAACACAACTTGTTCATGAACGAGACGGACCGCACTACGGTGGCGTTGTTGTGGCACGAGAACATCATTGCCGCGTTGTCGCAGTTTCCCATCGAGAAGACGTTCCCTTTTTACGAGACAATTCTGAAGAACATGTGTTTCGCGGATTACATCGGCCGGATTACGTTTCAGAGCCAAATCTGGCAGTTTAACGAGATGGGGTCCTTGATCAAGACATTTTACAACAACAATTTGTTTCATGAACAGTACCCCGCTTTGAAGCGGGACATTTTGTTGGAGAGTATCGAGTTTACGAAAGTGTTGACCAAATACTCCACGGAATACAACAACCAATTGTTCTTGCATGGATTGTGTCAGAAAATGAACATGGACAAGAAAGATTGCATTGCGTTTTTCCAGGAATTGCGGGTGTATTTCGGTGCAAACTTCTACAACAGCCCAGAGAAAATGTATTTTGTGGAATACCATCTGGGCAAAGAAGACATTGACATCTTGGACATCAAACGAATCTACCGCTTTTTAGACAAAAATGTGAAAAAAGACGATCTCATAGAAGACGATGTGAGTGTAGTGTCTAGCAATTAGATCAAGGAATGGTGATCAATACCTCAGGGGCCAATTTGGACGCAACAAAAGGTTCGTAGGTGGAAGTTCCGACATCACATGTTTCCACGATGGGAATCCGAGAAGGCAGTGGCGACGAGGGCACTGGCTCGGTCACTGGCTCGGTCACTGGTTTGGTCACTGGCTCGGGTGTTTCCGTTACTTGTACCACCTCTTTTTTCTTGTATTCGATTAGTTTCTTTTGCATTTCAGACACTAGTCTTTCCAATTGCGTGATTTTCTCCGCTTTCTTTTGCGCATCATCTTGTTGCTGTTTCAACAACTGCACGAGTTCCTGTGCAGTCAATGCGCGTGGGGGGTGACCTGGTTGTTGCAGCATGATTTGACCGCCTCCTGCTGCCGCTTGTTGTTTTTCAGCTTCTTTCATCATTTGCTCACGCTTTTTGTCCAACTCCACGATTTGTTCCATTACATCGGGTTTCATGCTTGGATCGCCCGGTTGGTAACTATCCAACGCAGCATCGATGTCTTCCAGGAAATATTGTTTGATTGACTTTTCATGATCGAACTTAATAAACATATCCACTGTCTTGGGAGATTCACGGAAGAACCGCTCGTGTTTCTTGTCCAACAAATTACGTTTGTCGAACGTGTTTTGGATGTGCGAAAACACCAAAATGGTCTTGAGAGGATCCAATTGCACAAAAGGGACGGTGTAGTTCTTCAAGAATGCTTTTTCTTCTGCCAAGGCCGCGTCGTCTTCGTATTGTGACTGTGACAACAATTCACGTCGAAACGCAAACGTACCGGCAGTGGCATGGTTCGGGCCATACGGTCCGCCTTGGTACATTTTTTGAATGTGCTTGAAATACACGTAAATTTCACTCGATCCTGCGCACAGAGCTTCCGGTTTTTCACGCAATCGATCCACCGCATGGGCCACCCGTTCAGGTGGGTAATAATCGTCGTCGTCCATGTAGACCAAGATGGATCCGGTGGTTTTTTGGTGCATGTAATTTCGTTTGGCACCGAGTTTGAGTTTGGTATCTAGTGGGAAATACTTGATTTGTGGAATATTGGCCGCGTCGACCAAGTCTTTGATTTTGTCTGTACCGTCGTCCACAATGATCCATTCCATGCGGTCTTTTGGGTAAGTTTGGTTTCGAAAACACGTGAACATGGTTTCAATGAAAGGCCGTCGGTTGAAGGTGGGTGTGCATATGCTGACAAACGGAAGCTTTTTGTTGTTTTTCCCCATTTAGGTAAGTGTGGTGTAGGTATTTATATTTGTTTTGAGGGAAGTTGATTAGAGTGATTATTGCGGGTGGAGATGGTGAATTATGGACCAGGAGGAGGAGGAGTATTAGCGGTAACATTACCAGTAGCAGTAGTAGCAGCATCACCAGCACCAGCACCAGTAGCATCAGTAGCAGTAGCATCAGCAGCAGGAGCATCAGTAGCAGTAGCATCAGTAGCAGTAGCATCAGCAGCAGGAGCACCATTACGAGCAGCAGGAGCACCGGCAGGAGCACCAGAAGATGTACCTTTAACAAGCGGATTCTCAGTCATCTTAGAATCTGTCGTTGTCGAACTACTACTGTCATAGCTAGGCTTATAATCTTTTACATCGCTCTTTGCGTCCGGGTCCAGGTTCACGGTATTTTGCAATGTCTCTCCCGACACATAGTCGTATATCCATTTCAAGACAATCACACACGCACCTACAAAATTAATAAACAACAAGATCACTCGGAGCGTATCGCTACTGATACTGGCAGATGTCACTATCAGTCGATACACAAAGAAAATAAACAACAAAATCGACAAGAAACGAGGAAACAAATACGTACCGACGAAACGCATGAGTTCCCCTGTAAACTCACCACTCGGTATGTTGCAACTGGTCTCATTCGCGGGGTCATTCAGGTGTTCATCTACTATATTCAGTTCCTGGAAGAAGTTCGCAATCGGTTTGAACAAGAACAGTGTGAAAATATACGCCGACAACAAGAACTGCGCAATGGGGGTCAGTATTATCAGCGCCAACGCAATCATGATCACCACAAACAACAAAAAGGCAATTGCATTGAAAATCGATGCGGATACAAATGCGTAGATCTTCATGTTGCGTTCAACATCAAAGTCAGCGGACTTCTTAATAATGGCAATCATTACCAATAAATACATGACGAAGTGACCTTCGTACCGGAGCGATTTCTTTGCAAAATCCGCCACTAACGCCAGGCCTCCGTTGAAGACGATCCACATGGCCGCCAAAAACAAAAACACATAATACAGTTTGGAATAAGAGCGTACACCGATGATCTTTGCAATGGTCGGCAAGAATGTCGTAAAGATCAAGTTGAACCAATTGATGGGTTCTAACAAATATTCCGACAACCGTTCAATGAAATGGTAATCGAAACTGGAATTGCCGGTCTTCGGTACATAGCTAATAGGATCAACAAAATGAGAAGGATCAATCACGATGTAGTAGAAGAACATCATGCCCAAATAACACGATACAAACAAATAACAAAATTCCACAATGGACATTTTTAGCGGTTCCTCGTCTCCATAACTATAAGTCTTTTCAATCACTAGTTTTGTATATGCATCAATCAAACACGGAATCGTGTCCAGAAAGAAATTGACGTATTGGGCCCAGTATTCCAGCGAGAACGGGTTACCGAACACATTCACACAAAAACAATCGCTTATGGGATTCAGAATATCACCCATCGTCAATCCCAATCCACTAGACGATTTTTTCCCTTTACTAAAATTGAAACTCTTGTCTAAGTATTTCTCGTTTTCGGTGAAGAAGTTCATGAGGTCTTGTGATTTCAACAACGTTTCGTCGATTTTATCGTATTTGTTGAACTCCATATACTTGTCGCTAGTGCCGTCGTTTTTGAAGCTCCGGATGACATCGTTAAGAGGCGGACCCACATAATTCGCATTCCATTTCTTCGGGTTAAAAGTGTTTCGGGCACGACGACCCTCCCGCTTCCAATATTTCTTCGAAAAGAACCCTTCTTGCGTGACGGATGGATCTTCGTCATACACCGTCGGAAGCGTATCGATGTTGTTGTAATTATGTTTGACCTTTTTGTCGCGGTATAGTTTTCCAATCGCTTCATTCATTTGTTTTACTTCGTCTGGCTCTTTGTTCATGTTATTACTTTTATAATAAAATGACACATTAAATCAGCGAGAATACAACAACCCTGCATTTCCACCGATGAAAGACAATACATTGTACCGTTCTTCGAACAACACTAGGTTGTAGGTGTATTCGTAGAGCCGCCAGTTCGCCTTGTTGACCGCGATGGCATTCCCGTCTTCATCACAAATAATGTCGTAACTAGACCGGTTGGCATCGGTTTGAGGCGTATGTGTGACAAATTCCAATTCGATCGTGTTGAACTTGCCTAAATTGATCGCACCTGATGGCTGATACACCATCGGGTTGGTGTCCAAACAAAACTGGTAACAATACAATCCTTCTTTCGCAAATCCATTCGTCTTCGTGTATTTTTCGATGTAATCAAACACACCACGTGGCAGCGTGTTCTCGCGGTATTTGCCATCCAACACAATGCCCATCGTGTGCATGATGTGTTTGTGGTTTTCGACATTGAAATCACCGCTGATGTAAAGGCCGGTATTGTCGCCACCTCCCACGGGTGGATTGGCTTGGAGCGATACCTCTGATACACCATGTTTGATGTCCGGTGCGGTTTGGACATCCGAGGGGATCCGACGGTACGGCCAGTTGGTGTAATTGCTCCATTCGTTTCGCATGTTGGAATCGTTCCGCTGAAAATACCACATCCAGCTCGACACCATGCCCGTCGATTCCAATTTCACTTTCTTCGAGCCATAGATGTTGTCGTACTTGTGGGTGTATACGTCTTTCACCAAATACACTTGGTCTTCCGAGGCAAACAACTTCGCTTCTTCCTTCGACAAAAACGCATACGTCGACAACAAATGTACATCGGCATTCCATGTATTGAACTGGTTCAAGTACGCGCCGTCGTCTGTAATCAACCCTTTTCGCGGACTCTGCAAAAACCGGTACATCTGGAACTGGTCTTGGTTGAAATCGGGCTGCACATAGGGGAACTCGTAGTTTGGGTTGCTGCAATCAAACACATCGCGGACTTGAAACAGCTCTTGGATCGGACGCAAGGTCACCCGGATTTCCAACTCACTGTATTGCAACGCGACTAAAGGAAACGCACACCGACTGTTCAACGAAAACCAAGTGTTTAGCGGGATGTACAAATTCCGACCCCGGATCGACGGTTCCACTCCAGCCGTAGTGTTGGTGCCATTGGCTCCTTCGCGGAAAAACGCATTCGGATAGACATTGTAGCGCCCATAGGCACCGGATGGGTTGTTGAGTTCTTCGACATTTCCCGTCATTTGATTGAACAGCGTCTTTTTCTCGGTGGTGAAGTCACGGTCCACTGCGGCGGCCAAGTATTCCCCGCTGTAACGGGCCAGTGTGAACGAACCACAATTGACCTCAATCTCCCGGACCATGTGCGTACCTAAATCTTCGATCCATCGAAAATCGTAAGGAGCCCATTTGTTGCCAGTGGAACTGTCGGGTGGATACACTGGACTCCAGATGTCGGGCAAACCAACCACTAAATACGTGTCCATCAACAAATCGGCGTGCCGTGGAATCTTGAAGATAAACGTCGATGGCTCGGTCAAACGCAGGTCGCGAGACCCATTGAAGTCGATGCGAAACTTCTGCAATCCAAAATTGGTATATTTAGAGTAAGCAATGCGGAAAAACGTCTTCGATGGGTTTCCTGTCAAAAACAAATTCGCATTGCCGACTGCAATTAAATTTAATAACCCTCCTGCCATTTCTTTAGTGTCCTATATTTTATTTTATTATATTTATTCATTATATAAGTTTTGTATTCATGGAAGCTCAATGGATTCGAATACTATTATACATTGCGATTGTCATCTCGATTTATTTGTTGTATCTCTTGTTGCATCGCCGCAATTCGTACTTCCAATTACAAATGACCACTGCACCTAAACAAGAAGGCTTCGTAGCAACAAACTACACACTATCCCCCATCAACGAGTCCTTTGCTGATATGCCTTACCGTGAGTATGTGGTGAAATCGGCCTTCAATGCCGCCCATGGAACCGATGGCCGTATCAGTGTGGCCAATGTGAAAAAGATACTGACCGATGAATGTGCGCGATTTTTGGATTTCGAGGTCTTCGAAAAACACGACAAAGCGGTGATCGGGTATTCAGAAACCTACGACAACACCATCGATTCTGCCAACACCGAACCGTTCTTGAAAATCATGAACGGGGTCGCCGAAAACGCCTTTGCTTCCACCAATGGCAAAGACCCGTTGTTTTTGCATTTCCGTGTGAAAACAGAGAGCCAGGCTGTGTTGCAAGAAATGGCCGAAACCTTGACCACCTTGTTCCGCACCAAAGCTTATGCCGGCGACCTGAAGAAAAACACACCCTTGCGAAAGCTCATGGGCAAAGTAGTGCTGATCATGGACGTGTCGCCCCAGTACGCCAGTAACTACAACAGTGTCGTCTGTGCTAAAAACGCGAAAGTGTGCATCAACGAGGTCATCCACGTGAACAGCAACAGCGGTGACTTGTTGTCCACCGTCGACACGTTGTTGGTACAGGGCAAAACCGACCCACCTCGGGTGACCAAGGACCGTCGGACCACTGTGCAACATTGGCACATGACCAAACCGGACCTGAGTGCGAGTTTCACGGGTTCCAACACGACTGGCTTTTTCAAATTGATGCACGATTTTGGGGTTCAAATATCGCTGCACCATTTCTACAAACTCGACGACGGGTTGAAGAAATACAAAGAGTTCTTCGCGAAACACAACAGTGCCTTTGTACCGATGAGCGCTGCCATTGCGTACGTGAGTCGTAACGGGGGATCTGAGTCGGATTAGTTGTATTCGTTCCTTCGTCCGTCAATCAAACGTCAGGCACGACTTGATGTGTTCATGCATGAAATCCACATCGCCCATCATTTTCGTGATCATTTTCCGGCACAAAGGGCATTTGGGAGTGCATTCCTCCATCGACTGTAAGTCGTCCAAGTTCTTCCGCAAGTTTGCAAAATACGTTGCCATACATCCATTGCAATACACATGATCACAGTTTAGCTCGATTTGACGATCGGGTGTCACACAATCGTAGCATATGGGACATTCCTCCAATGGTTGTGACGGCTTTTCATTGGGCAGGTACTCAATCGAAAACAAATCGATCGACAATCGCAACATGCCTGCATCCACAATGGCTTCCACCCATCTTCGTTCTTCTTGCAACACCGCCAATTGCATCAGGGTATCGCGCAACAAAAAACTATGAAGTCGCATTTGGATGTCGTGGAACGCGATCGTCAAATACAACTGCTTGTACATCGCCATGTACTCAACTTTTGCGTGTGTGGTTGCAAACCCGTGTTTTTTCGCTAGGGCACGAAACGCGGTGATGCTGTAGTCCTGTAACCACCCCATCGGCTGGTACATTCCTTCTTCGACCGTTTCCAATCGATGGTCTAAAATAAACCGACGGAAAGTGCCAATCAGTTCTTCGTGGATGACATCGACGTGTGCGCATGTCCGGTAATTGTGTCCGTATTCACGACACAGTCCACACCTTACTCTACGAGTGGTCATTTATGGGTGTATATATTACAATCGCATCTTGATTCTAATATCATTTATTTTTGTTTTTTACGCGTATGTTGACCTCTGGGGTGTTTTTCCGATTTCGAACATACACTGTCCAATAACGAGTCAAATGGTCGGTCTTCCATGCATGGACACGGCGACTCGTTGATGTCGTAAACCACAGTGAGTTCCACTGGGATTTCCATACTGAAGAATTCAGGCATCGACAAATGTGAGAGGTCTACTTCTACTTCCTTCGATTCCATCCCTATAGTGTGTGGCGACAAATTGTTCCACCGCCGTCTTACGCATCGCCTCCTTCGCTATCGGAACTGTCGTCACTCGAATACTTCCGGCGTTTGAGCTCGGGCACGTACTTGATGTCACGGTTGTCTTTCAAATACTGAATCACGTACTTGACCTGGTCGCCTTCCGGAATCATGTCCATCAAACATTTCTCAATGTAGCCAAACGACATGGAGCTGTACTCTTTTTTCTCGTGAAACCGTAAAGTTCCGTCGCTGATTTCCAATGTGGTGTCGGTCAAGTCTTTGTCTTCCATGTGTTTGGTGATGACCGCCGTCAGTTTCCGTTTCCAGTCTTTCATGGTCTTCAAACGGCCTTGCAACATCTCAATCTCGTCATCGACCGCTACGTACTTTTTCACGTATTCTTCGAAACTCGGTTTTTCTTTGGTACTAGTCGGTGGTTCAGACATTTTTAATAGGTTACTCTTTGTAACATATTAAATACGGTTGTCAAACTTATTCCTAAATTTTTAACGTCTTCCTCTTCGTCGACTTCGTCGTCTTCGGCGGGATCCTCTTCCTTTACGTCCGGTCAAGCGACGGGCAGTTCGACCAATGGTCTTGCGAACACCATTGGCGGTGCGTTTCAAGAATCTTTTGGGAGCCGAAAGCATGGTTCCCTTGGAATAGTTGTTATTGGCGTAGACAAAGGCAGCAGGTACGGCCAAATCGACTAAATTGGATCCTCCTTTTCGTTGAGCACTTTTGGATGCAGTCATTTTATATATTGGCTAAAGATTTTTATTTTTTGTTCTCCAAGAATCCACCAATCACTTTTTTGGTCACATTAAGCCAATCTTTGTGCCCGATAGCGACAACATACGCAACAACAGAAACAAGTTCGCTAAAATAATGATGATCAGAAACACATGATACAAACAAATGAACCAGACATAAAAGTACATTTCGTTGTATAATATATCGCCCATGGGTACAATGACGCTTTCGCGCAGCTGCCTTCGTGCGTCGTCGGTCTTCATGTAATTGACACACGTGTCCCATAACGGTTCCATGGTCTGTTTTTGTTTTGTCCCCACAGAAACGTTTTAGGTTTCAAACGTATTCCCTACATCGCAAAAACGCCAAATACCGCGTCTCTGTCCATCTACGGTGATACAACATCTTGAAACGAATCAACACACCAGGGGCTCGCACGAGATGAGGGTATTTCTTCCGCAAACCTACACAGAACTGGCGAAACTGACGACGCAACCACGCCATTTGGATGGTGCGTGCATGGTTTGAATAGAGGTAGTACTTTTGGTGATTGTATCGGTAGCGACTGCAGAAACGACATTGTGCACCAGTGATGGGAGGTGCGAAGAAGGGACACGAATTCTGTTGGTTGGCGAACAGTGAGTAATAAGGGTAAATCAATGGATTGGGTATGGACAAATAATAATCCGATATCATGTGTTGGAATGAAAAACAAGGTATTGATGTACGTAGTGGTTCTGTTTATACCCTTGTATCCACAACACAAATACGTTACTCCTTAAAAACCAATATATAGATAACTGTATATTTTGGACCAACGATGGAAAATATACATGAACCCACAGACGCGTTTCCGTTTGATCAACTGCAGTTCATTTCGCCGACCGCCGTTCCAGGAGGCAATTACTTCATTCGGTGTCTTACCGGTACGCAAAAACCAGTCTACATCCAGCCGCCAAAATGTAGCAGCAAAGCCGGTATTGTGAAAACAGGAAAACGCATGTACATCGACTTGGTGTTTCAACACGACGACGAGCAGTTCATTGAATGGGTCGAAAAATTGGAGAACCTCTGCCAGATGAAGATCTTCGACAACCGCGCAAAGTGGTTCGAGAGTGGTCTGGAAATGCACGACATCGAAAACTCTTTCACCCCTACGATGAAAATCTACAAATCCGGAAAAATGTACATTCTCCGGGCCAACATTCCAATCCGTTTAGGCAAATGTGGTCTCAAGATCTACGACGAACAAGAACAAGATGTCGCACCAGATTCTATCGACGACACGCGACAACTCATGACCATTTTAGAAATCCAAGGCATTAAATGCTCCGCACGGAATTTCCAACTCGAGGTCGAGGTCAAGCAAATGATGACATTGAACCCAGTGGATCTGTTCGAATCGTGTGTCTTTGCCAAGAAGACCAATGCCGTCCCGGCTGCGATACAGGTGCCTTCTGTACCCGTGGCGGAACCAGAGAGTATTGCGGAACCAACCGAGGAGACCCACGAGACAGAGAAGACAGAAGAGACAAATCCAATCCTGGATGATCAAGAATACCAAAAAGTCAACACTTTAGAGAATCCAGAGGTTATAGAAGAAATAGAACCTTTAGAAACTCCCAACGCACCCACACCGATCATCAAGATCGATACCCAAACCAAGGAAGACGTAAGCGAACTCGTAGAGCTGGAAGAAATCGAAGAACTGGGTGAATCCAAAGACGGTCTCTGTGAAATTGATTTCCCTTTAGACAATTCTTCCGAGGAAGTGATGCAACTGAAACCCCGCACCGATGTGTATTTCGAGATGTACCAAAACGCCAAACGCAAGGCCAAAATCGCCCGTGACATTGCCCTCAACGCTTATTTAGAAGCCAAACAAATCAAAAATACGTATTTGCTGGAAGAAGATCTGGAGGAGGACGATGACGAAGATCTCGAAAAAAACGAGGAAGAGATCAAATCCATGGAAAAGGACATTGAAGCGTCGTTCACCACGTAGGCAAAATACTTTAGCAAAATTACTTCCAAAAAAATTTATCCACCGTTTATATACTAGAAGAAAACATGATGAACGGCTTTGTATCTGGAATCCAAAAATTTTTTAACAAGGACAGAGTGATGCTTCTTGGCATCTTCTTGTGTTTAGGTGTCTTCCTCCTTTCATATTCCAACGGTAAATTGATGGTGTTGGACAACATGGACGTAGGAACCGAAGCCAGCGGGCCTGTTGACGAAAAGGCATCTGAGCCTCCCGCCACACAGCGCTCCACCCCGGAAATCGCACAAACTGCCACCCAGGGGTACGCCGCCAAGCCAGTGGCCAACCCTGGAGATCTTCTTCCCACCGACAAGAACAGCCAATGGGCTTCGTTGAACCCCGTTGATGTGAGCAACCCTTCCATGCCAGACATGTTGAAGGCCGGACACCATGTCGGTTTGGACACTGTGGGCAACACCATGCGAAACGCCAACCTGCAACTTCGTTCGGACCCTATTATCCAAAAGCAAGACGTTGGACCATGGAACCAAAGTACTATCGAAGCCGACTTGATGCGCGTTCCTCTCGAGGTTGGCTCTACCAGTCACTAAATAAATACATCACATAATTATATATTTCAGTTTAATTATGTCATCCTTTTCTTTAGCAAAACAACCATCCTCTCGTACTTTCAAAAACGGGTTGCGGTTGGTCCATCAAATGCCGCCCCACAACATCCCGATGGCATCGATTCAAGTCTTTTGTAACGTGGGGTCGGCCTTTGAAGTCGATCGTTTTCGCGGGATCGCTCATGCAGTTGAACACATGGTCTTCAAAGGCACACGTGACCAATTGCCGAAAGACATTTTCGAAGCGTTCGACAAAGTGGGTGCGTACTTCAATGCATACACCACCAAACGCTATACGTGCTATTTTTTGAAATGCGACCACAAATACGTGGGTTCGTGTTTGAAAACACTGGGTGATATGTTGTTGCGGTCTTCTTTCCCCAAACGCGAATACACGAAAGAATTGAACGTGATCCGCGAAGAAAACATGCGTGACGAAAACGACATTGAGCGTATTGTGTACCAATTGTTCTGTGAAATGGCGTTTGCAGACGACAGTTTCCGCCATCCCGTCGACAATTTGCGGTACCACAAGAATGGCAGTCCATGGAACATCGAGGAACTGCGATCGTGGTACAAACACTACTACCGTCCTGAACAAATGGTCGTCAGTGTGGTGTGTGCACAGTCCATGACTTCTGTCGCCGAAATGCTCGAAAAAACGGTATTGGTGAATGCCGTCCCGCCCGCGGTGCCCATTTCCCACGGCTTGGCGTTCCCCAGCAAACAGGTAGTGCGCGATTACCCTCTGGTGAAAACACGGACGAAAAAAGGCTTGGCCAATACGTCCTTCATGATAGGGTTTCCGTGCTGCAACCAATACGACGACGACAAGTACCACTGCATTATGTTGACCGACTTGCTGAACGGATTGAGCGGCCGACTTGCCTTGTTGTTGCGTGAGAAACACGGCCTGGCGTACAAATGCAAGGCTTCGTGCGAGAACGAAGAATTCAGCGGGTATTTTTCTGTGCAAGTCGAATGTAGTAACGAAAACCTCATGGACCGAGGTTCTAGACAAGGGGCTTTGAGCTTGACGATTGCGTTGTTGCGGTCGTTGAAAACAAAGGGGGTGTCGGAGAAAGAATTGACTTACTCGAAAGAACGCATCCGTGGGAAGACGCTTGCGACGTTTGAGGACATCGAGACGTTTGCGGAATACAATGGATACCACGAGTTGGTGTTGTCCCATGAAAAAAAATTTGTGCCGATCGACAAAGTGCACGAACGACATTTTGACACGATTACCGTGAAACAGATGCACAAGTTGATCCAGACGTTGTTTGTGCCGGAACGGTTGATGGTCGCGGTGGTGAGCAATCATCCGCCGACCGTGAAAGAAATCGAGACCGAATGCGCGAAGTTTAGGTAGAAGAAACGGATGTGTGTTTTTAGGCGATGTAATTTCTAGTTGTAATGTATAGATTCTGTTATGGGAGATAATAATTTATTTTGTGTAATATTTCAAAAAAATGGAAACGGTTTGAAAGCCATATATCATGGACAAATAAGTGGGGAGGGTGTTAGTAGTGTGATTGGTAGAAGTGGTAGTGATATGGGTAGTGTTGGTGCTAGTGGTAATAGTTTGCCTAATTTTAATCCGGAACATTTTAAAAACGCTACATTTACAGATACCGGTGATATCACAATAGATAATAAGACATTCAAAAATCCTTTCCAAAATTTTGATAGTAGCAAATTTGATAGTAGCAAACTCAAAAGCATTGATCAAGCTCAATTTCAAGGTTTAATTAAAGATTTGACTTCTGCCAAAACTGATGAAGATATAGCTAAAATTGGCATAAAGCTTGCGACTGCAATTGGCAAGGAGCATCCAGATGCAAAACAGTATGTAGAATTAGTGACTAAATTTGCAGGAACAGAGGGTGCTGCAAATGCGGTGGGTACATTTGCCAAAGCAGCACAACCATTTGTAAAATTTGCGGTTGGTATGGCTCTTGACAATGCAAAAGATCTAAATGATGAGACAAAGGCGGGCCTGAGAGGTTTAGCGGATAATGTATTAAATGTAATTGCTGATAATGCAGGAGATGCGGCGAGTTTCCTTGCAGAAGTTGTGAAAGAGTTGGAAGCTGCCGGTTCGACAACAGATGTTACTTCCGATGCTAAGAATGAAAACACGACAAGAGAGGAGGATAAACCGACTCGTGAAATGGAGGTTAATAATCCGGATAATGCGATGAATACAGGAAAGAAACATGAACAGCAAATTAGTGTTTTTGGATTTGGTAATTCAAATGAAAAATCACCAGAAATATCAGCAGCATCACTAAAAAGTGTTTTTGGATTTGGTAATTCAAATGAAGAATCATCAAAACCACCAGCAGAAGGAGAATCAAAAGGAGGTCGTCGAACCAAACGGAAATCGAAACATCACCGTCGTCGCAAAAACAAATCGAAAAACAAAAAACGCTAACGCAACAAATTGTTTAGGTAATATAT